TGTCATACCTACGAACTCTAATGTATTCTTCATCTTATCTACAGTTGTACTTTTCTTAGCTGTTGAACCAATAGTACCCACATTATAATTAAGATCAACCAAAGCATACTTCACTGATTCTGGGAGCTTTTGCCATTCACCTTCTGTGAATTTAGCTTTTGCTTTATCTCTATGCTTTAAAGCCACAGCAGCAGCAAATTCTGCGTCAGAGTCATAATCCGCACGTTTCAAGCCCTCTGTGAATTTAACACCTAATGCTGCCGTGTCTTTACCGCCCTCTAAAGATTTATGAGACTTTAGCCCTTCATGTTCCTTAAGATATATCTCAGAGAACTCTTCTTTATATGTTTCTAATTCAGATGGTGGAGTCTCTCCCTTACTATCAAGGCGAGGACTCATTATCCCTTTCCCACTGGGGGCTGCACCTCCATCAGCGTCGATGGTATCAGTATCAATAGTACCGGGGTCAATCTCTTCAGACATTTTGTAAAGAGGCTCTTCATTAGATAGCTTCCCTTCATCTGTATCAGTCACATCTATCATTATGGACTGATCTTTGTCAAGCTTGTTGCCATACTCAGGGTCACCTACTGCAGCACGTACAGATACATCCTCTTCAGTAAGAGATTGTGTGATACCTGAAGCCTCACGCTGTAGACGAGCTTCCATAGCTGATTGCTTAGCTTGCTCAAAGACGTTCATCTCTTCTTCATACTTAGCAATGTCTTCTTCTGTAATGCTTGTATTACGTGCCTTTACTGCAGGTATTTCTTCACGTGCTTTAGCTGGGTCTAAATCTCGCTTTGAGCGTAGATACTTTACAAATGATGTTACGTAATCCTCAGGATCACTGTCTGACATACCCTGACCCATCAAACCCTCAGTAGTTGATGTTGTAGTATCATCACCAGAGTACATCATTGACTCTAGTGCCTGCATTTGTCTTTTTAACATATCTGACATATTTATAATACCTTACCAAGAAAAGGGGTTCAACCAGCTAAATGTACCTGAGCTTGATACCAATGCAGGCGCAAGCTCACCTAAGAAATTACCCCAACCCTGACCACGAGCACTGTCTACAGATGCCTGTGCTGTTGCAAGGTCTACATCTCTTTGCATCTCAGCAATAATTAGCTGTAAAGATCGGTTAGCATCATTTTCTTGGCCCTTAAATGCATAGCTAATCATGTCTCTCGTATTTTGTAGGATGCTATTGTAGGCTGTAAGAGTAAGATTATTGGTAGCCATAGCTGCATCACGGTTAGCTGCGTTCTGTGCTGCATTATCTGCTAGTGTATAACTCTGCGCCCATTGTGCATTAGACTGTGCAATAACCAAAGAGTTTGTTGCATTAAACTGCTCACGTGCAGCTTCTAAGCCTGTGTTAAATTGAGCCATAGCGTTAATCTGACCAGTGTTAAACTGATTCATAGCATTATATTGCTCAGCATTAAATGTTGCAATCTGAGCTTCTAGATTAGCCATAAACTGTGCAGTTTGGTTCTCACTTGATGCATTGAACTGTTTGGCAGCATTTGTAGCAGCTTGATCTGATATCATAGCATTTACTGTAGCTTGAGCTTTAAATATTTTATCTTGCTGCTCAAACCCTAAGTTGGTTAAATCCATCTTCAGGAAAGTCTCAGCGTTCTTAACTTGAGCCTGTTGCTGATTAGTAAGATTAGTTATGTCTAGCTGAGTTAGCGCTGCAGCATCTGCTAGAACTTTAGCGTTAGCAGCTTGTAGGTTAGCTAAATCTACAGACTGTGCTAGTCTTGCATTTTCCAGTGCTACCTGCTGTTCAGCAGTAAAGTTCATATTAGCAATGTCACTAATCTTAGCAGCGTTAGCAACCTTAGTTTGGAACTCTTGTGTGAACTCTAGGCCAAGGAACTTAGAACGCTGCTCTGCTGCGAACATAGCTGCCTGTTGGCGATTACTCAAGTTCTGTGATTCAAATCGAGCAAACGTTTGTGCATCAGCATTAGCGATAGGCATCGCAGCTTCCATAGCGGCCTGTACTGCAGCCTGTCCCGCCATAGAGGATGCACTAAGACCACGTGATGCCATCATTGCAGCAGCTTTACGTAGAGCACCAGCAGCCCAAGGTGGAGGGTTGGTACCCTCAAAGTCTTCCATCAACTGACCAAGCTGGCCTTGTACTGTAGCGTTACTAGAAGGTTGACCAGTAGCCGCCTCAAAGTTTGTCTCTTTCTTGACGCGATCCATATCAACGGTAGAACCATCAATAAGTTCACCCTCTTCTAGCTCACGTGTTGGCGCACCCTGTACTGTTTGAGCTTTCTCAAGTTGTGCAGCAGATAGACCAAGCTGTGCTAGTTCTTTAGGGTCCATCGTTTGAGCTTCTACAAGAGCTTCAGGGCCAACTTTACCTGTCACCTTCTCAAGGTGATCCATAATCTGCTCTACATCAGCAGTAACCTCTAAAGGTTCATATGTCTTTGTTTGAAGCTTATCAGGAGCATCAACGGTTTTAACAGTGTCTACAGTTTTAACGTCAGCTTCTTGCTTCTCTGTTACCTGCCCAACACCTTCGTCAATCTCTCCTGCTTCTTTTTGTTCTTCTGTAGTTTTCTCAACATCTGCCGTAGTAACGGATGCACTTGGATCAGTAGTTAGGTCAGCTAATACCTCTGTACTGCTTGGGACATCTGTTGCTTCCATACCAGACATGGCAGAGTTAACTTCTGCTTGCGCTGCATTAACAGCAGTTTGTGCATCTGTTACAGCTTTAGCAAGTGCTTCATCTTCAGGGTTGGCCTGTGACGCAGCCATAGCCTCATTCAATTTAGTTTGAGCATCAGAAAACTTCTTTTGTGCTGCATCTAACTTGGCTTGACCACCCTCATTAAATGCTTTACGTACCATGCCGCCATAAGCCATGTTGATACGCTTTTGCGCAGCCATAGCCATTTTACCTACACGTGCAGCAAGCGCTGGGTTAGCAGCAATTATAGCGTTCTGCTCATCACTCTGTTTACCCTGCAGAGATGCATCAATTTTACCTAGCTGTTCTGGTGTAAACCCTGCAAACTTCTTAGCCATAATTACTTATTCCCTATTTGCATCCATACTGATGCTGCTACAAATGATAGCAATGCAATTGTTGTGATGCGTACTATTGTATTCCATACGCTTTTCTTTGTATCTCTATATGCTTCCAATAAACTACGCATCTCTATAATATCTTTGTGCGCATCCTCATCATGCAAACCTAAAGCAGCCAACGCCTCTTTAGCACCACGCCTTGCAGCGCGATCTAGCAAGTCTTCTAGTTCTTCTGGTGTTAGCTGCGTCATTGGCATTACTCAGGTTTAGTAGGCCAAGTGATAGTATTTGGGAAGCCTGCCTGCTGTGGTACGTTTAACAAATCAGTGCGATACTGAGTCCATTCGTTTTGTTTTTCTGCAGTTAAGTCTGCCCAGCGCAATGGGTTAGTAACGATAGGGTCTACTTCTGATGTTAGCCTACGATTCCTTTCATTCCGCACAGATTGCGCTGTTTCTGCATCTATTTCTGCTTGCGTTGGTGCAACATAAGGTGTGAAATCTGACCCAATCAAAGAACGTAACTCAGTATTGTCAATGATCATATCTGTGTCTGACGGGTCTAAGGTGTATGGTATCCAGCCGTACTGTGGGTGATTAATCTCTACATCAAACCGTGTGTTCTCAGCATTAAGAGAATGAGAATTACGTACTTCAGTAATTTCTATAGACATATTATGAAATCCTCACGAATAATGTTGATGGGAGCCTATATGATACTCTGTCTGCGTTACCCATAGCCCTCCAAGTGCCAAGGGGGCTTGTACTACTTATATCATTTGCCGTGTTATCACTGAAACTGCTTTCAGATACGAAACCAGCATACTCAAGACTAGAACCAGAGTAAGTGGTTCCATATACAATAGTACCAGTTGATGGCTTACCCAAAAAAGCGTAGGTACCTACGTTACCTATACCAGTGTCCGTTAATGCGCTTGTTATACCAGTTACGTGACCGTTGCTGTCTACAGTAATATCTTGGATAAAAGTGTTACCACTATTATTTGCACTAGTAGCTGGAGTGATGTTTGGGTGAGCCGTTAACGCACCTAGCCCAGCCGCCGTAGGGGGAGTATAGGTGAAGACACCATTAGTGTTGTTATAACTCAGAGCACCACCACCAGAAGCCGTATTTGTTCCTACTGAAAGATCATCAAAGTTTATAGAATCTGGTACAGTAAAATTAAGTTTAGCTGTAGCATCATTATATGAAACAGAAATATTTGTTTCTTGGTTACCAACCACCATATCGCCAATAATATCTTGTATGGCTTCATCGTTTAATGATACGGCACCTGATGAAACATTAAAATCTGTACTATTAAAAGAGGCTATACCTTTAGTTGTGTATGTAGCATCACTAACAGTAGCTGTAGATGAAATCTCCCCTGTAGTAGAGTTATAACTAATACCTGTTCCTGCACTAATAGCAGCCCTAGCCCGTGCATCTGTGAAGTATTTATTAGTAGCGTTGGTATCAGTAAGGTCATCTGTATCGTGGTTGCTTAGTGAGGTAACAGTACCATTAAAACGTGTGTTTACAGTATCAACTATTTTAGAAGCGCCGTTGCTTGTATATACATCACCTCTATGATCACCTGTAACCGAATTAAAAGTAACATTAGATGTTGTTGCTATAGCCTGTGGAATAGAAACTGTTAAGATTGCACCGTCATCACTAACCCCAGATGAGTCGGTTATGGTAATCCCTGTTCCTTGAGTAACACTCTCTACATAATTACCGCTTGTGTCGGCACCTAGGGAAATAGAACCTGCAGGGACACTAGTACTTTCAACAGTCAATGCCACATCTGTAATATCACCACTACCATCTATAGTAAATGACCCTGTAACATCACTATCGTCGCCACCAAATGTTACAGTACGTGCTGATGACCATGCATCTGCTGTATTAGAATTACCCTCAAACTGTGCTGTCACGGCATCAGAACCAGGTGTCAAGATAACTGTGCTGTTTGAATTAATTAACGTACCATAATATGTAGCTAAACTAGCATCTGAGCCTGAGTCAAATATAGTTGTTAAGTCAGAGTTTTTAATGTCACCCGTTAAATCACCTGTGACATCACCAGTAAAGGTAGCGTTTGTACCATCCGTACCAGACTCAAGAACCTTACTTGTACCGTCTGTAGAATATACATCACCAACAAGATCACCTGTTAGTGTGCCAGTTAAACCCCCACTAAATGTAGCCTCACCTGTGAACGTAGATGTCTCATCAACACTAAGGATATCTGTGTTAAGTGTTCCATCAAAGAAACCATTTTTAAAAGGAACACCACTTGTACCAACATCTAGAGTGTTTGCAGTTTTACCTTTAATTTCTGTAGCAGTAACCACAAGGTCTGAGCTAGGTCCAATACTACTAATAGTAGCACCACCACCTGCACTGCCATCATGGTTATGGCCTGAAGAAGCATTAAATGCAAGTTCTAACCTGTCAAACTCTGCGTTTAAATCTTCAGCGTCAATAACATTACCATTAGCAATGTTACCTTCTGTGTCTACTTTTGTATATCCCTGCGCCATGTTACTGCCTATCTTCTTGAGTAAACTCTAATATAGCTGTGTCTAGAGTGTATGTTGGGTTTGTTGTATTATCTTCAATACGAATTGCTACTGTCTTACCTGAACCTATAACATTTTTATTATATACTTTATCTATCTCACCGCCATAAGTAGCATATACTTTATTAGGATCATAATCTGCCCAAGTTGTGTCTACTTGTTGTCTGTTATTAGGATCAGCCTTTCCGAAATTAGAATTAACGGCACCGTATTCAAAAACACCCACGTTTGTGCTACCTATAACCAATGTATTAGGTTGTATTGTAGAACGATTATTAGGTGAGTCAAAGTCAAACTTTAAGTTAAGATCAAGTTGCATATTACCTGTAGGTTCTGTATACAAAGTTATCTTATAAAAGGTTTTACGTATTTGCGGATCAGCGATTGGCATGTAAGGTGATTCATATATAGCTTCAATGTTAGAGCCATCAAAGCTATTACCTGTACCCATAGTGTATACGTAACCATCCTCATTTGCAAATGCTATAATTTCTTGGTTAGAAAAATATCTACTATCTGCTACATAAGCTTTAATACCTTTAGTGGTAGACCACTGGATACCTTCAGAACCCTGTGTTATAAATTTAGTAGCTATTAAGCCACGAGCAACATCTTTTTGCTCTGATGCAATATATGAAAATATTCTATATTGTGCCTTTTCTCTAATCACACAAGAACTATAAATTGAACCACTAGCTAAAAAGATAGATGCATCTTTAAATATTCTATCTGAGGCAACATCAAGAGCAAAATCGCCAATACGATCTGTTGCGCTTAGTAGTCTAATGCCATCAGGTGCCAAATACATAATATCACCACCAACTTCTTGAATTGTATCACCATTGATACAACCAATACTGTCAGTGATGGGTGACATTAAAAAATCTGCAGAGGTGCTACCTGTAATCTTTTTAATTGAGCTATTAGTAAAAACAATTAGCTGCTCACGAAAAACAGCCATACCTGTAATATCATACCCTACATTAATTGTCCCAGCGCCATTAGCCACACTAAAGTCATCAACAGTGTTAGGTGCGGTAAATATAAGATCACTACCTACTGCATAGAAAGCTGTGTTTTTAAAAATAGTTACATGCAACGCACCTGAGATGTCAGGACTGTGATCCGTCTGGTTCATGAAAAAGATAGTGTTACCTGAAGTATTATACACAGCAGGATAATTAACACCATCTACAAATATAACTTTATCGTCACCATCAAAGTTAAACTCTACATGCCTAACCTTACCACCGTTTGTAAGTGTGCTAACATTGTTAGGCATACTCTGCCATGTATTTCCAGTACCATAATAATAA